AAGCACCCCGATATGATAGAATCAGATTAACAAGTGTTGGTGACTGAGTTACTTGTCCTTTCGCAGTCACCACCGTTGCTCCCTGTGCTTCCGAGCAGGTAGAAGCAACAACACAGAAGCCCGTTGGATAAATCTCCAGCGGGCTTCGTGCTTTGTGTCTTCCCCTAACACAAACCTATAGTTTATGCAACGCTCCGTTTGCGTCTTTGTAATAACCGTATGCGCCTGGCACAAGATAGAACGGCATCGGTGGTACACCCAGAAACGAGTATGGTTGTTTGCCATTAACGTCATAGAACGACGGCAGAGTAAAGTCCGGCAATATTGCAGTAGAATCAATAGGCATAGGACCAACGGTTAATCCAACGGTATGGTCGCACACTTCCATGAGCCAATTACGACCCTTGCTATCCGTTTTGGTCATGTTAATCTCTGGATCAATCAGCATCTCTGCCAGCTCGTGAGCCATGACGGTAACTAAACCAGGCAGATAGCTAGGCTTGGTGAGTTTCTTGCCAAGGAATGTAATAGGTGCTGTGTAACGACCCAGCGCAGGGCGCTGTGTGCCGTATGGATGAGCCAATATGTAGCCAATGGGATAACCGTTCAGCACTTCATGGTAGCCCAGTGCAGTCTTCGCCATGGCAGGGTTGGGAAACTTGTCCACAATGCACAGGTTCCAGTCATCGACACGGCTTTTGCCCAATACGACAGAGCGAGTAGGCAATCCCCATGTTGCACACACTCTAGCGGCAAAGCTGTTAAGCGCTGCGGTAACATCCAACGCATCAGTATGTGTAACTGTAGCGGATTCATTAACAAGTGTAATCGTCATCAATGATCCGTACTGTAGAAGCCTGGGGCATTAAACTTTATCGCTGGCACCGTATAAATCCGCACAAGCGGCGTACTGCAACAGACGCATTCGTACTCTGGCTCAGCCTCATGGATGCTTCGCTCAATATAATGATAGTCACCGGCAGATGGACAGCTATCGTTTATGCACTCATACTGATACGTCGCCATGCTCGCCCCCTATCGGACATTTCTCTACGCAATTCCAGACCAGCTCCATGTACGACTTACCTTCCACCCTGCGGATTTCGGTATAGCAGTCAACATCGTGCATATATTTAGCCATTGATTTCCTCTCCGCTGAATGGATTCTGCCCGCCGAGATGGTTATTCAGACGGCGCAAAGCGCCATCCACCTTACGGTGTGCAGTGGTGTCGCTAATTTCTAAGATGTTTGCAATATCAGCAAAGGTCAGTTGCTCATAGAATTTCATCTGCAAGATGAGCCTATCTTGCGGGTCTAGCTTGGCTAACGCACGGCGTATGTCAAACATCTGTACCACATAGTTGCCGCCTTCGGCAGGATTGCCGCCACCAGATACCTTTGGCTTGGTGTTATCGGTAGTGTTAACGACATCAGACCAGACGAAAGGCAACATCTCCGAGAGAGTAATCGGATCATAAAACTGTTCATCGCGTAGCTCGTAGCCGAGCTTCTGCGCCTTGATACGCCGGCAATACTTATCAGCCTGACGCGTCAGCGTCTTACCCAACTGCTTGACTCCGCCTTTGTAATCCTCTGGTGATTGAGTCTTATCTAGCCAGCCCTTGACCTTCTCATCACGGCGCCATATCCATGTCAGCAATTCCTGACGCACATCAGCCACATCAAAGTAGGTGTGGTACTTTCGATGAACAATGCGAGCTACTTGCGATGCAATGTCAGACGCTTCTTCAAACCAAATCTCAGCCACGCATAACCACCAATGCTGATGGGAATGGCGCAGAGTTTTTGCCATCACCAAACTTTAATCTACCCTTGACAAAGCGCACTTCATGCTTGATGACATCTTCATGCCACCAACGAGTGTCTGTTCTAGCGGGAATTAGCAACACGACTTCTGCCCCCCCCCCTGCACATTTCAGAGGCATAGGCAGTCCACCTGCCAATACCCCTACCATAAGGCGGATTAAGCCAGATGGGCAGACCTTTAGAGTCTGCTACCCAATCACGCTTAAAGGCGTCTTGACGGTCAATTTCAGGATGATCTGGGCCATACCAGTTATCAGGCACAAGTGTAGATACCTGCAATGCGGCGGCATCCAAGCCAAAATTAAACTCAGCATTTACTTCAGCAAAATAATCACGTGGTGTAGTCCAAGTATCCACGGCAGATGAGAACATGACAGCTAGGTTCATATCAGTGTCTCTGGTGAGTGTAGATACTTCTGCTCTACGGCATAGACAGGGCTACGCATGGATGTATTGTAATGCAAATCTGTCTGCGCTTCGTAGCCGTAAATCCAGCCATGAATCAACGCCAAGTCATAGCTTGGCAAGGTTACTAAAAGGTACTTTCTGGTTGGGTTGTCATCGCTATTGACAAGCAACTTACCGGTGGAATACGCAGTAGTGCGTACCTCAAATGGGCCAACATCTCCGAGCTTACGATCCTCAAAGATAGCGAAAGGATACTTGTCCTGCCAGCGAGCAATGGCTATCTCACCCAAGCAACCGCTAATCTCACGAGCAACCTGCTCAACCCATGTGGGAGCTTTGCCTTGTGACGCGTCGTTGCCTTTGGCACGATTAAAATTAAACCGAGCAACCGCTTCGGTTGTAGCAAACGCGATGTCGCCTGGCGACATTCGCACTTCTACCACCGCCACGCTTTTCCTCCAACAACAAATGATCGGTTGATAATAGGAACGAGCTGAGGCGTCACCGTCTTACCGTCCACATGCAAGATAGCAAAGCCCTGTTGCCATGTGAACAGCCCAGCCTTGATATACTTTGCGTGCTTCAGGTTCATTAGATGACCAACCTCCAAACCCCAAACAGTTTTTCCTTTACCAGCCCAGCTCTGCGTCCAATGGGTAAGACCCATTCGGTGCGTATGTCCGCAGACAACACTGACGCCTGCCCTCTTTGCAAGTCCAAGTGCAGTTGCTCCAGCAGTAGGCTGGATGTTGCCTTCATCTCCGTGGACAAGTATCCAATTAGGCGCAAGTTCGTAGGGTTGATGGTGATATGTAATTCCAAGGTCGTCAAGCTTGAGAAACTTCTCAATCTCCAACTCAGGTAAGCCGAGCAACCCTGGGGCTTTAGCTCTAAGCTTGTTATACAGTCTGTCACTGTGGTTTGACCGACTGATATGTTTGATATTAAGTGACTCAAGTAGTCGGACGGTAATATCTCTGTGCTTTCCGATGTCGTATTTCCACTCGCCGCCGTAGCCTTCTTCCCATCGGCTGATTTGTGGGAAGTCGATTTCGTCTCCAACTGATACCACCTCATCTGGCTTGTATGCTTTAATGAATTTTGCAAGGGCATCCGTTGCGCCAGCATCGTGATACGGCGCTTGTAGATCCGAAATGACTACGATTGTTTTCATTCTTTAGGCCATAAGCCTCTCTGAATCATCAGGCCGATGACTCCGTAGTTTGCAAGGTCTTTGAACGAATCTTCGATAGGCTCATGCTGTGGCTTAATCTGTTGCTTCTTCACGAGGTTCTTCAACCGTTCGAATTTGTCGCCAATACGGACAAGCAAACCATTTATTGGCCCACCATGGGCGTTGTTGATATTGCCAGGGCCGTAGTCCAGTTGCTTGGTGATGAGTAGGTTTCCAATCTCGTCCATTATCTGCCATACGTTGTCACAGAATTCCTTATGTCCGGCAGGGAAACGGTTATCTGGCCCATCGTCATGTCGTAGCTCTGTATTAAAAAGCCGTTCTGACTCAAAATTGTAATCGCCAATTCTAAATCCTCTTGACTCACTCATGTTCTCCCCCGTCGAATTCGCCTACAAAGTAATAGTTCTTGTCTTTTGGATTAAGCTCGTAACAGTATATCATCTTTCCATTGGGATTGTGGTTATCCACAAGCTCTATTTGATCTAAAACCCAAAGGACTTCTGGTACGGGTGCGCCGTCTTGCGGGCCGTACATAAAGGTTGGCACTAGAAACCTTGCACAACCGTGACGGTAATCTTGCCGCCTGTAGCAACGTCATACTTACTGGCTATCTGGATAGCCTTGGTAGCAATCTTCTTAGCCTTGGCTAG